CATCATATGAAAGTCTTCTGGAAAATTTGTTAATTCATCAAGATCTGCAGTAAGTTTTTGTGAAGTTCTTTTATATTCACCTTCAACAACATATATTTTATCCGGGTTTGCTTCCAGGCGAACCGAGTTATTATTAAGTAATGTAACTATTGTTGGCCTGTCAGGGCTTCGGTCATTCATTCTTAACCGGTAGGAATCTCTCCATAATTCATATTCGATATATTTAAGCCTGCTTTGATCTGATTCACCAACAGCTTTATCAAACATTAAGAATGTTCGCATATCCCATAGTTTTAGATTATTGATTGCGAAGTCAGTAATTTTATAATCCCTGACACCGGCTGTTGTTTCGAATATGAATTCTTCTGACATGAAGCGCCAGTTTGGGCGCATGATTTGAATATCAATCCAGGCATCATAAACCCAGTCTACAACCAGTTTTAATTGCCCGGTATTATTTAATACGGTAGTTGGACCAGCTCCTGCAATCCCTGCTTCTTGCCGGAGCCTTTTGCATAAAGCCAAGAAATTCATTAGGCAACTATAGAATACGGATAAGTAAATACTTCCTGCTTATCGATTTCGCCTGTTTTTGGGTCTTGAGTTACTATGTCCTGTTTAGCATTTTTCAATACTTCAACGACTGAGTAAGGAACAGAAACATCAACACCACGCGGTACATGGTATAATTTACCTTGCACGCCAATTACAGCAGGTTCTTTTCCACCAATACCTTCAGTTTGCAGAATGTTAATTTTAACTCTAGGCTTTTTATCTTGATTTCTGCCTGGCGTAGGAATAGATGACTCAGGTTTTTCTGCACCTGTTTTATCACAATGTTCTTGAATCCGAATGCGCATTGTAGCTTCATTCATATTCAAAGTTAGACTCAATCCATAAGTTTCTTTTGCGTAAAATTTTAATTGATGTTTATCGGCTGTTGCTAGATTGAAATCATTCATAAAAAACTCCGTCATTAACATACAAGGGCATGTATTAGCAGTTTTACCTGCGTGGGATATTGTCGCCTCACGGCGATTTTCTTAATTAAGCAGGGTTTCCCCTGCTTAAACTTAAACAGTCAAATCAGCAATGGTAGCTGGTGGGACTGATACATCATGAAAAGTTACAGTTTGACGTGCAACTCCTGATAGATTACTAACGCCTAACTGGAATTGCGCAACACCTGCAGTTTCTGTGGGTGTTTGAGTAACCAGGATAATACCAACCGGTGCAAAGCCTTTAGGGCATGACAATCTATAATCTGCGGCAACATTAGCAGCTGCAACAGGCACTGAAGGTTCAATTATGTGAGCTGCATTAGCTTTATTGGTTGCGATTATATAAGGTATTTGACGAACTCTGTCCTTAGCATTCAATGCCTTATATACTGCTGTAGCTGGCATTATTTCACCATCCTTTGCAGATACAACAACAGTTGTTGCTAATACTATTTCAGCTCTAGCAGCAAAAATTGTACCAAAAACACCATTAATTAAAATTGCTGATGCTGCACCAGTTAATACATTCTGAGCATTAGCACCATGAATTGCCAATCCAACAGCAGCCATTGAACGATTACCGATTGAATTGCGTACACTTGCGTTTGTTATTCCACCTAGTTCACTAGACATTTTCATTTCTCCTTAGTAACAGCGCGGAGCTAATCACTAGTAAGTTTATTTAAGATTAGTAGAATGGTAGCCATTTGGCTACCATTTAGTACTTAGAATACTCCGTTTAGCTCACTAACACCAACTTCAATTCGAACCATCCATGCTTGATTCAGAACTAATGCTGCATAATAAGCTTTCCAGCCAACATAACCACGCTGTCCAAGAATATCGGACTTAGATATAGTATCCGGGTTTATTACCGTTGGCTTGATTGCGCCTACGCCGCGTAATGGAATACAACCATAAGCATCCTTAGCGATAATTACTATCGGGTAAACATCAACATTAGTGCCTGATGTAACCATACCAGTACCAGCAGCAGGAGCGCCTGCATCAGGGAAAGGCTCAAGTAATGGGGTTAGGATATATCGAACAGTTTCTACTTTACCAATTTCATAAGGTAAAGGTGTTTCTGTCCCATATTTACTGGATGGAATAAATCCAGGTATTTCGCGGATATCAGCGTCAATATCGGTGTGACCAAAAGCAATATAACATGCCTCAATTGATTCTTGACCGTATTTAACGCTTGAATCCATTCGTTTAGTGATTGGCTTACCGCGTTGAGCTTGCAATGTTCGTGTTGCTGAACGTTGAGCTGTAAGACTAATTGGTGTTTTAACATCGGTACGAACTGTATCTGCAGCAGCTGCATAAATAACATTTGTTCCACCTTTGATAACACCCCAAGTAACCATTTCAATTACTTCTGCGGCTTCTTCACCAGCAAGAATTGCTGCTTCTTTTAATACTGGATCTTCAGATAAGTCATGAACGCGATCAGTAATTTCTGCAACGCCACCGTATTGACCCATTGTTACGGCAACATCATCAAATTTTGTTTTGTATGATGTAGGTGTAACACCTTCGGTTAATTGCTTTGTGGAAATAACATTTGGAATAGGTCGACGAAATTTAACCTGTTCTGCTTTGTTTTTTGGCAAAGGTTTTGATTGTCCATAATCGCTTAATACGATTACAGGTCGAGCATGCTCAAGCATTTCTGCTACTGCATACCCTGCGGTACGTTGGTTTATATCACCATAAGTTGAACCGGCCATAATTAACTCCTAGCTGTCTCACGACAGTTATTAAATTATACGAAGACTACTTTCTAGTAGCCAATTTTTTAGCGTGTACATTAAAAGAAGCTTCGAGCGAATCCGTAGGACTATTACCAGGATCAATTCCAGCTCCTTTACTGGGGACCGTAGTACCATCTACTAATTGCTGCTCTCTTTTTCGCTTTAACGTACTTCCATCACTATTATCGCCGGTTATGGGGATATTCTTTATTGAATCCTGTCCACTTGCGACCAAGCTGTTATCGTAAATTTGAAGTAGTGATTGAGCGTCATAAATATTACCGCTATCAATCATTCCTTGCACAGCTGGTGGCTGGGTAGTTAGCCATTCATTAAATCGTGGTGTGTTAATTTCTTCTATCCAAGTAGGAAAGGAATCTGTTAACTCCTGCTTAGACTTAATAGTAGCACTTTTTTCAAGCCTTTCATCATAATTCTCTTGCTTTTGCTTTATTTCTTTCAAAGCATCCAATACATACTGCTCCGTAGCCTTAGATCCAGCATTAAGCTTTCCTTCAATTGCTATAGCAACCTCATCATATTCTGCTTTGAACTTGCTCCATGCCTCATCGTCACCACTCATAGCATCACTTATTTGCTGCAAAGTAGGAGCATTACCGGCTGTAGAACCTGCTCGTATTTCGTTTATTTCGCTATCAAGCGCATCAACTTTTCGCTGGTAGGCATTCACTCGACCATCATCACTATCTATTCTGTGCTGTAAGTCTTTGTTTTTGTTTTGCAATTCAATAAATTGCTCTTTTAATTCAGGAGATAATCCTTTAAGTGGATCCTTTTCTACTGGAATTATTTCCTCTGGTTTCTCTACAATTACCCCAGGTTTAATAGGATCGGGTTCTGGAGTTGGATCTGGCTCGGGTGTAGGGTCTTCAGGGATAGGATCTGGTTCAGGTTCTACAGTTACACCACTAAGTTTATTTGCTGCTATATCGAATCCTGCTTCAAGATCATCTAAATTATCATCATTTATTTCTTCACTCATATTATTCTCCTGCGGCCAATTATGGCGGCTTTATTAATCTAAACCGAAATTTGCTGTAGTTCCCTGCTCTTGTTTGATTTTAGTTTCTTCGTAAAAACTCTTGATATCCCAATCAATCGAGTATTTTTTAATTCCTGCTTCACTTCTGATCTTCTCAATATTAACTTCTTTTTCTGCTGCTAATTTTGTTAATTCAAGCTCCCTGTTAATCAAGGCAATTTGACGTTCACCTTCAAGTGCAGTCATTCTTTCACGCGCTGCAAGTTCAGCTTCAGCCTTATTAGCATCGATATCCATTTGTTTTAATTCTTTTTGGGCATTTATCTTAAGCATTTCAGGATCTTGTTGTGGGTTTTCCTCAGCTTTCTTTTTATTTTCCTCAGCTTTGTCATCAGTTACCAATACATCATTGACGCTTATTTGCATTCCTTTGGCAACATTCTTAAGTATTCCACGCACTTCAAGTTCATCTGGTCCACCCGGAAGTGCCATTGCTATATTAACAAACTCTGTTATATTTCTTGATTGCATTTCACGGACAAGGAGTACTGATGAGCCACGAGCCTCGATGTTGAAGTCGCCTTTTATTTCAGTCTTCTTATTAAACTGCATGTTCCAGTCATAGAACCGTCCAATTAATGGTGCTGTAATATCATCATCAAAGTTTTTAACGGCCTTACGCATCATGATGTTGTTTGAGCTCATCCATAATTGAGTACCACCAAGCGTTTTAAGCATGGCTGGTTGTTGTGTATCTGGTGATTGCCCACCAATTTGAGATTGTGGAACGCTGGTTTCTTCATCAGATAGTTGTTTTGCTTTCTCAAAAATATTGGTTAACTCAGGTTGTTTTGATTCTATGTTAAATGTACTGAAAGCATCACTTGCTTTCATACGTGGATCTTTAGAAGTCATTATCCATAGTTTTCGCGGTTCCATCTTCCACTTACTATTGACTGGCTCAACTATTGATTTATTAATTACTATCTGCGGTCCAGTAGATAACCCAGCATTATCAAGTATCATTCTCCATGAGGCATTAATAACTCTTTGGGAATTATTCATCCTGAACGGGATACCGAACCCAAAAATATTAGTTTCGTCTTTTTCCCAGGTTAGAACGCTATATACAGATTCGTTACTATCCATATGATGCAATCCAACTTTAATGACTATTCCGTTACTAAACCATACCACTCCATCATATTCTTCAAGGTGGTTATCAGGATCTATTTTACATCCGCAGGTGATTAGGTCTTGCTTATCAATTGGACCATGGTATTCAATTACTTCGTATCGATTATCTTGATTTATTTGCGTGACACCATTCATTTCACGTAATTCATTAAGATAGGTTAACTTTGCGCCTTGGGCATTCGGGCCTGCTGCCAGTAATTTGTTTAGTTGTGATTTAATAAAACCATTTTTCGCGAGCTTTCTGATATCCTTAGGGGTCATTAAATGCCGTTCAAATTCGAATTCGCAATCTTCTTTCCGGACGGCTGACATATCAGGAAAGTAATTCCATGGGTCTACAACTTGAGCAGTTGGCTTTTTATCGCTTTGTGTGCTTAATTCCCACTCACCATCTTCATTTTCAAGCCATGCCTTTTTAACGCGGTTTTCTACCATTGGACCTTTTATTACCGCTGTACCAATAACAACGGCATCATGGATTATTCGACGGCATGAAGCGTTATATTTCGCCTCAACAAGCTGGTCATCGATTTCGCGCTCCATCAACTTAGCTGCTTTTTCAATCTGTATTACTTCTTCTTCGGCAATATCTTTGTTTTGGTAGGCTTCACCTGTATCAGGATCATTTACAGGAGTGCCGTCACTTAATGTTACCGGTGATTCATCCTCTTTTAATTTTGCTAATTCTGGGACCGGGGTGGTTTTTATACCCCAATTACGATCATCAGTAGGTAATACTAAATCTGCCCATTTTGATTCTGCGGAGTTACATTTAGACCTGGTAAGGTTTACAAATATCTGACTTCCTTTTCTGTTTGTTTTTTCGTTGTTGTGGCTTATATCGCTATAATGATTATTGTTCTTGTCTACCTGGTTAATACCATGGTAATGCCTAAGGTCATTCAACCAGCGTTGTTCGATTTCTTCTTTCAAGCCAACATTAATATCAAATTTCTTATGCAAGCCTCTACCGAAGGTCTGCATCATCTCCTCAAGCTTACTTTCTTCTTCTTCGGTAAGTTTTTCTTCGTGCTCGGGTTCGATCTTTGACTGGTTCTGCATTATTATACCTGCTGACTCGTTTTATATACTATAAACCACAATTGGTGATATAACCATATTGGTTTTGTTACATAGTATAATCCACATCTTCATACGTTGTGATCCTGTTCTTACTCCTTAACTCAGGCGATGCTACCGGCTCTGCAAAGGTTAACCCTAATGCATCAAAAAAGTCTGGTGATTTTTCCATTTTATCTTTAGATTCAATAACATATCTTCCCATACTATCGTAGCTATACTTAGGTCTACAGATATCAGCCTGCAGTAAATTGATATCTTCAAGGTCTACACCACCCTCAAGTTCGAACCAATCACGCATAAGCAATGCCATTTCAGCACGTTTATTGCAATATTTTTTATCCTCAATAGCAACCCTTGAGCTTTCAATACCGGTAACTCTGTCTCCAAAGCCAAGTTCTACCAGCCTATCAAACACTCCAGCACCAATACCAATGATATCAACAAACATCATATCAACGTCAGAAGGTTGGCCAGTGACTGGATCTGACAGGATTCTTACGCAGATACCGGCTAACTGCATGGTTGATATTTTCTTATGCAATTGTGATCCATATGCTTTTCTGCCATTTCGATGGATTATCGCTGACCCATCTTTACCAAACCTGGCTGGATCGACTCCAACAATATGAGCTCCGGACATTTCTTTGTCGGTTTTCCTTGCTCTTAATACATACTTTGGATCAATTAGTGATTCTTCACCTGAAGTTTGAAAAGCTTCTGCTGCAGTCATTGGATATTCTTGTTTGAACCTCCACTCACCATCGTCATTGTTTACAGTGAAGTTCTTTATTTTCGATCTACGCCAATTAAGATTATCTGCGGTAAGACCTTCCTTTTTGAAAAGATGTAATAATTCGAATTCATCACGGGTAAGTTCAAAGGCATCATCACATTCTTTTATATATTCATCCTGCCAAAACCATGGAATAAATACGGCAATATAATCACTATCCCCTTTTTCTGCTAAGTCCCACTGCGAACAAAAGTAGTTATCTATCCCATTAGCAGTTGATTCAAGAAATATTTCTGTACCGTCTTCAAGTGGGACACTTTCCATTATTCCCATAGCATGCTTATCTGCATTCTGCCAAAAGGCAACCTCGCTGCCGTGCATATAATTATTAGTGGTAGATCTTCCTACTGACTTATTCCCTGCTGTACCTACCCGATATCCGCTATCAAGTTTATTAAAAAATAATCTTTTTTCTGATTGCTTACTGGTCGTAGGCTTTACCTGCGGTGC